TTTTCTAGTTATGAAATGGAGCGTTGGGAAGAATATAATGAGGCAACTGGCGAATATGATATTAAATTTAAAAATATCGCGTCAGAGCAAATGACTTATGATGTGTTTGAAATAGCACATTTCCGTATGTTATCAGATTCTAACTTTTTACCATATGGTAGATCTATGTTAGAAGGAGCTCGTAAAGAATTCCAAAAATTAATGATGATGGAAGATGCAATGCTTATTCATAGAATTATGCGCGCACCTGAAAAACGTATTTTTAAAATTGATATTGGTAATATTCCAACCAATGAAGTTGATTCATTCATGGAAGGAATTATCAATAAAATGAAAAAGATTCCACACATTGACCCACAAACAGGAAATTACAATTTAAAGTTTAATCTTAACAACATGTTAGAAGATTATTACTTGCCAGTTCGCGGAGGTCAATCATCTACAACAATTGATACATTGCCTGGTATGACTTTTACTGGAATGGATGATATTGAATATATTCGTACAAAAATGATGGCTGCGCTTAAAATTCCAGCTCCATTCTTAGGATATTCAGAAGCAGTTGAAGGTAAAAGTACTTTAGCATCAATGGATATTCGTTTTGCTAGAACAATAGAACGTGTACAAAAAATTGTAACGTCTGAATTAGTTAAGATTGCAATTGTGCATTTATATTCACAAGGGTTTGAAGGTGAAGATTTAGTTGGATTTGAATTAGAATTAACAGCTCCTTCAATTATTTATGATCAACAAAAAGTTGCATTAATGACTGAAAAAATGACATTAGCAACAGCAATGAAAGACAGTAAATTAGTTTCTGACAAATACATTTACGAATACATATTCAATATGTCGGAAGACCAATGGTTGCAACAACGTACAGATGTCGTTGAAGATTTAAAATTACGTTTCCGTCAAAATCAAATTGAACAAGAAGGAAATGACCCGTCTATAACTGGAGTATCATTTGGAACACCTCACGATATGGCATCATTACATATGTCGAGCAAAGAGGTAGAAGAAAAGGATTTAGGAGGCCGGCCGCCAGAAGGAATTAAATATGGTCAACATAAAAATCAAATGGGATGGGATCCTACGGGAGCAAAAGAGTTAAAACAATCATTTAATCCTGAAAATCAAAAAACAGCATTTCAACCAGATCCTAAATTTAAAAACTTAGCAGGTTCAGTTGCCGTTGAAAATCGAAATATGTTGAAACATTTAAAATCTAAAAATAAAAGCGTTAGTATTATAACAGAATCATTAAATTCTAAAAAGAAACAAGAATCTAATGCAGATGCTGGCACTATGTTAGACGAAAACAACATTTTATAATTAGAAACATATTTATTAAAAACACAAGGCATCGTATAGAACATGAAGAAATTAAAACATTCAAAATATAAAAATACGGGTATTTTATTTGAAATGTTGGTTAGAAAATTAACTTCAGAGACATTAACATCAAATAAATCAGTAACCATTGATATTATTAAAAAGTACTTTGGTAGAAATACTGAATTATCAAAAGAACTGCAATTATACAATTCTTTAATTAAAGAACAGTTTAGAAGCGAAGCTCAAGCATTAGATTATATACGTACTGTTAAATCTGCGTATGATAAATTAAATCAAAGTGTATTGAAGCGTCAACGATATAATCTAGTAAAAGAAATATCAGAAAAGTTTGTATTTACAGATATGGCAAAAATGCATATCAATAATTACAAAGTATTAGCTTCAATCAACATGATATTTGAACATACTGAAACGGATAACCCAAAACAGTTAATGGAATGCAAAACAGTTATCATTGACCATGGAATTATTGTAGAACGTACTCAACCTAAAAAAGATGCATTAATTGAGGCATTTGAATCACAGCCAAAAGATATGCGATTATTGTCGTATAAAATTTTAGTTGACAAATTCAATGAAAAATATTCTGGATTAGACGAATCTCAAAAACAACTTTTAAATAAATACATTACACACGTTAATGATACAGCTGCATTGCGAGAATATATTCAAACTATTATTCCGACAATCAAAAATGATTTAGCAAAACAAGCAAAATCTATAACTGACCCAGCAACAAAGATTAAAGTATCAAAATTATCAGAAATGCTTTGTAATGTTGAAGCAATGAAAACGATAAAAGAATCACACGTATTATCGTTGTTACGTTATTTTGATTTAGTTCGAGAATTAAAGGAGATCCATTAATGAAGTCACTATTACGAGAAATGAATGAAAAGTTTCATGAAATTGAATCTGGGTATTGTGATGGATGTGATCGTCCAAATGACAAATGCGTTTGTGATGAAGAAACAGTTGAAGAACAAAATGTAACTGGTGCAATTGCTGGATATAGTACTCCTAAAGCTTTTGCTAAAAAAACAAATGATGAAACTGCGGAACAATTAGGTTATAAAAAAGTTCAAGAAGCAATGGATAAAAAATATCTAGAACTTATTGAAGGTTACCGAGATTTCAAAAAAGGTGATGTTAAACCATCACATACTGTAAAAAATACAATCAAAGAAATTGCAAAGAAACTACAAGAAATTGAAACATTAGTTCATTATAATTCTAGATTGAAAAATGAAGCAGGAATAGCATCGTCAGAATATGGTCCGGCTACATCAAAAGCATTGACAAAAATATCAGAACGATTAATAAAAATATCAGAACGAGTAAGATCATTAGGGGAGTAAGATGTCAAAATTATTAGTAGAATATATGCAATTTCAACCAATTGGTTCATTAAATGAAACAAGCGGTGCTGCATATGGCGTTCCGGGTGGTTTTGTTGTACAAGGAGTTTTACAAAGAGCTGGTGCTAAAAATCAAAACGGACGTATTTATCCAAAAAACATATTGATGCGTGAATGTATGCGTTATCAAAAAGAATATATTGATCAACATAGAGCATTAGGCGAATTAGACCATCCGGAATCATCAGTTGTTAACTTGAACAATGTGTCTCATAATATTTTAAAAATATGGTGGGATGGCGATGATTTAAAAGGAGCTGTGCAAATATTAGAAACTCCATCAGGTAAGATTCTTAAAGAACTTTTTAAAGCTGGTATTACATTGGGTATTTCATCACGTGGATTAGGATCTGTAAAAGAACTTAGAAATGAAGGTGCTGTAGAGGTTCAAGAAGACTTTGAATTGATTTGTTGGGACTTCGTATCTAATCCATCAACTCATGGAGCTTTTATGCGTCCTACGCACATGCACGAATCAGTTGGTAAAATGAATACCACAAATAAATATAATAAAGTAAACAGCCTTATAACTTCAATTTTATGTGAAGACGGGAAATGCAGGATATAACTATGAAGAGCAATTTAAAATATATTTTAGAAATGATCACGGAAGATCAACCGCAGCCATTATCTAAAGAAGAAAAACAAGAGTTTTTAGATCAAGTTAAACGTTTCAGTGAAATGAGTCAATCAGTTTACGGAAATGGTGATTTGCAAAACTTAACAGACCGTGTTAAAGACATGATCAATAAAGCTGAACAAATTACAACTGAAGCTGGAGATTGGTTTGACAATGTAACGGTTAAACGTCATATGAAAAACTTAAATGATTCATATCGTGTATTTGAAGCAACAGCAAAAGAAATGAGCCAATTGCAACAACGTTTAAGTGCAGCATATGAAGACATTGCACAGGGATTAAATAAATACTTCGACGTTAATTAATTTGGATAATTAACTAATATTTTTTATATTAAAGGTATAAAATGAATAAACTAAAAAAATTATATAAAGAATTTTTCGGAATAACTGAGCAAGCTGAAAAAGGAAGTATATCAGTTAAAGATCCTGCTAAAGCTGAAGAACTAGCAAAAAAAGGATTAGATGTAAAATTAGTTGACGAGGCTCAACTTATTAATCGCATGACTGATTACCGCGGCGGCGTTGAATATGTTATATATGATCCAGCACAAGCACAAACGGTAGCAAATGATATTCAACAATGGTCAGAGAAAAAAGGCTTTACTGTTATCAACAAAAAGATTTCAAAATCAGGAACTGTAGGATATTTCTATTTTAGATTAGGAGAAGACCCAGCACGAGAATCACAAAAAATACAAGGCTATGTTTCACAATTACCAAGTGTCAAACATTTTAGATTCAATGTACGCTCACAACGTCCTGTTAGAAAACAAAACCCAACAACAGAAATTTAATTTATTATAAACAAGTTATATGAGTAAAAAACAAAAACAACATCAACAAATTGTGCCAGGCAATGCATTAGCAGTTAAAGTAATTGGTTCTTCAAGAGAAGATTTAGCACATGCACTTAAGGCGTTTAAGAGAAAAGTAAAATCAGCAAATATCTTAGAAGAAGTTAAAGATAGACGCGAATTTATCAAACCCGGAGTTAAACGCCGCAAACAATTACAAGATGCGGCATTCATGCAAATGGTAAGAGATTTGCATTCAAAATAAAATCTTATATCATAACTTCGACGTTATAAATAAGTCCTAATTAAAGCCCCTTCTTAATAGTTGGGGCTTTTTTACTGGTTTTTCAAACTTGTCTATATTTATTTTAGAATACGCTATTACAATCTATTATATAGCGTCTAGAAAAAATTAAAATATTCTATTAAGATTCCGAATAATCTTATTTCCAAAAAACAAATTTAAGGAGTAAACTTATGGCAAAATCAGATTTGCTAAAAGAAGCAATCGCAGATGCTCGTGCTGTTAAAGAAACTGCATTAGCAAACGCAAAGATCGCTCTACAAGAAGCATTTGCCCCAAGAATCCAACG